GGAAGTATTGACCAAGTTAGAGCAAGAACTTTAAACGCAGCAAGAACATATACTAGTGGATTACCAGCGCTACCGACAATCCCAGCAGTACCAACATTAATAGTTCCTAAACCAAGAATACCATCATACGGTCAAATTAAGAACTATATCAAGACTAAAATAGATAGAATTAAACAACAACGACAACAAGCATCAGTTAGGGCATTAGATGCAGAGCTTAAGAAACAAGAAAATCCGTTCAAGTATAGACAATCGTTAAAAAATCAAGAAGTAAAAAGTACGGTTCTTGGACGATTTAATAACCAGTAGAGGGTAATAATATGGATAAAGCATTATTCAGAGCGTATGTCAAAGAATTAGTCAAGGAACAAATCGAAGAATCGGTGGAAAAGGCAGTGAAGAAGATTCTTCCAGAAGTTCTTGGGGAAGCTATTGCAGAAATTAAGGGTATGCAAAAACCACAAGTTAATGAAACTGTGACAGCTCCAGCAAAACCAAAACTTTCTCGTAGTCAACTCGCAGCAATGATGGGATTGGAACGCCACGGCGATACCATTACTGCTACATCAAAGAATGTCGGTCCAGTAATGCAAGCTCCAGCAGGTATACCAGAGGATAATCCTACATTACAAGCTATCAATAGAGACTATTCTGCTCTAATGAAAGCAATGAAGTTGACCTAATTGGAGATATAAATGGCTCAGAAGTTTATTGGCATCACATTACCAATACGATTGGGACAGACAGGAATGTTTGACCAATCGACAACGGTAATCCAACAAGTTCGTTCTAACTTTAAGAATTTGATTTTGACAAAGAAGGGAGAACGTGTTGGACAGCCTGATTTGGGGTGTGATTTGTGGAAAATATTGTTTGAGCCATTAACGGACGAAACGCTAGAAAATGCTAGATTGGCAGTAGCTGACGCTGTAGACCGTTGGTTACCGTTTATTGAACTAACTGATTTTCAAATTACAAAAACAGACGATAATAATATTATTAATATAAAATGCCTATATAGATTTAGAAATAATCCAAATGTAACAGACCAAATAACCGTAGCGGCTCGACAACTTGGAGTACCAACAGTAGGATTTACAGAAGTACCAGAAGATGCGGTACCCACACAGGAAGAAATTACAGCACTTCAAAACGCTCGTCGTATTAGAAGACTTAATTAATTTGGAGTTTTAAATGGCAACGAATCAATCAGTAATTATACAACCAAGACCAAATGTCAAGCAAATTAATTATGTCTCAAAGACGTTCACGGACTTTAGACAAAATTTAATAGAATTTGCAAAAGCATATTATCCAAACTCATATTCAGATTTTAATGAAACATCACCTGGTATGATGTTCATCGAAATGGCATCATATATTGGTGATGTCCTTTCATTTTATATTGACAATCAATTTAAAGAAAATCTGTTAGCTTTTGCAGAACAACAAGAAAATGTTATTTCTATAGCACAATTTTTGGGATACAAACCAAAATTAGTTTCACCGTCAACCACGACGGCAACAGTATATCAATTAGCCCCAGCTATAATTGAAAATGGTGTCTATGTTCCTGACCCAAGATATTTGGTTAAGTTAGCAAAAGGAAGTACATTCGTTACTACCGGACAAACATCTGTCCAATTTAGACTAAGTGAAGATGTTAATTTTGGAGATATCACGGCAGAAAATTATATTGTCAACACATTCTCTGGTGGTAATCCATCAACATTTATTATCAGTAAGCCAGCTCGATTGGTATCCGCAGAAGAAAAAACTACAACATTTACATTTGGAAGTCCACAACGATTTACCTCGGTGTTGATGCCAGATGAATCTATAATTGGTATTGAAAGTATAGTTGATTCTAATGGTAACACCTGGTATGAAGTTGATTATTTAGCGCAAGATGTTATTATGGATGAGCTAGATGTGACCAGTAACGGTGAAACTGGTATTTTACCATCATCTAAATTACGACTTCGTAAAGTTCCTCGCAGATTCGTAACAAGAATTAATAGAGATAATAGAATGGAGCTAGTTTTTGGTTCTGGAACGGGTAATGAGGCTGAAGTTAATACGACCTTAGATTCTAGACAAATAGCAAACTCTCAATATGGTAGTACCATAGAAAACGCACTAGGTAATGTGGCTATTAATAATGTAAACTTCCTTGATAGTAACGCGTACGGTATATCACCAGCAAATATAACACTAACTGTGACATATTTAGTTGGTGGTGGGGTAAATACAAACACCACATCAAACACAATCAACAGAGTGTCAGAAGTAATTACATCGAATGACACTACTGACTATACTGCTGCCGAACTTAACGCATTTAATGCAGCAGTACAAAGTATAACCATCAATAATGACTTACCAGCTACTGGTGGTGGTGAAGGTGAATCAATTGATGAAATTCGTGAAAACGCATTGGCATTCTTTAACGCACAAAACCGCGTGGTCACCGTAGAAGATTATGCAGTTCGTTCTTACGCACTTCCATCAAAATTTGGTCGTGTGGCAAAAGCGTTCGCAGTACGAGATGAACAAATTAATAGAATTCTAGCAGCACAAAATGACAGAGTATATGTAGATAATCCCGTTCGTCCAAATGTAATTAATTTATATACGCTAGGATACGATACAAACGGTAATCTAACAACACTCAATACACTGGTTAAGGAAAATTTAGCAAGATATCTTGAGCAGTTTAGAATGTTAACAGATGATGTAAATATCCTAGACGCATTTATTATCAACATCGGCGTACAATTTGACATCTCGGTACTGAGAAACTATAATGTCAATGATGTTCTTGCAAGAAGTATTGGTGCCGTTCAAGATTTCTTCAACACAAGTAAGTGGAGCATAAACCAACCAATTATTTTAGCAGATTTGTCATATAATATCGGATTGGTAGAAGGAGTACAGACAGTAAAAAGTGTTAAAATATTCAATAAGTACGAATATAGAGATGGCACAGGATACCAACCATATCGATATGATATTGATGAAGCAACAATTAATGGGGTTATCTATCCAAGTCTCGACCCAAGTATTTTTGAGTTGAAATATCCAACAACAGATATTATAGGAAACGCTACCCAATGAGAACGATACTAACCGCCAGCAAGGACACTACCCTCTATCAAGCATTTTTAAATAATAATGCTGGATTAGATGAAATAATTGAAATTGGTAAGGTTATAGATTTATCGGAACCTACCAGTTCAACGGCGTATGCAACGGGGTCCGCACGCTCATTAATATATTTTGATTTACCAACTACAGCAAGTGTACCAGCGACCGCTAGTTACTTCTTAAATTTAAGATTAGCAAATGCTGATAATGTTAAGAGAAATCAAGAAATTATTATCTATCAAGTTTCTCGTTCGTGGAGCGAAGGTAGTGGATATTTTTATCAAGATATAAAGAATGTTGAAGACGGGGCATCGTGGGTAAAATGTAACGCTACTGTATCTTGGAGTAACGCTGGTGGTGATTTCTTAACAGGGTCAACCAGTCAAAGTATCGTTCTATCATCGTATCCGTTAGAGGATATTCGTGTTGATGTAACTAATATCTTACGCCCATTTGTAAGTCAATCTACACAAAATAACTTTTATGGATTAGCATTACAATTCCCAACTGCTGATGAACAAGACTCAACCAACAAGGGAGTTGTTAAGATATTTTCAACACAAACTCATACAATTTATCAACCAACTCTTGAGATTGTATGGGATACACAAACAGTAGTTACCGGAAGTTTATTAGCAATTCCATCATTAAATGTAAAAATTGTCGCATCAAACTTACGAGAAACTTATACAAAGGGTGATACCGATAAGGTAACTCTTGTCGTTCGTGACCAATATCCACTAAAATCATTCGATTCGGTATTACGATATAAAAACAAATATTATCTACCCACATCATCATATTTTTCTGTCGTTGATGTACAAAGTAATACTACAGTAATACCATTTGACGATTATAGTAAAATCAATACGGATGCAACTGGGTCATATGTAGTTCTTGACACCTCGCCACTGTATCGCGGCAGATTTTATACATTAAAATTAAAAGTGGTAAATGGAACTTATTCTAGAGTAATTGATACCGACACACTATTTAAAGTTGAATAATTTATGGCAATAACATTTTTATCAGGTAGTGTTAATCCAGATAGTGGAAGTATAGTAAATAAAGAACAGATTGATATTTCTCTGTCTTTATTTGATGTGTCTGCTTCTGGTCAAAGTGCATCGATTGACACAAATTATTCTGCAACGGTACAACGAGTAACAATACCTGAAGAAGGATTAATGAATCGTAGTGTTTATTATACTCCAATTTATAAAGAAAAGTTAGATTATAATGTTTGGTTAACCAGAATTAATAAAAATTTTGAAGAGTTAGACTAATGGCAGAACAGCAAAATTACCAAAGTAATATACAAGAACTATCAGATTCGTATACTCGGTATACAGTATCTCGTATTATAGCAAACAAAAAAGATAATTTGCTGGATATGGAAGTTCCTGCGGATTTTTCTGAAGCATTATTACAGAATAATGTTGAAGTTAACCTATACAGTTTAGCAGACAACTCGTTAATATTTTCTGATGTTGTACGAAATGTTAGTGGGTCGATATTCACAGAAACATTACAATATAATGACAATAGTTTGCGTAAATTACTGTATATCGATTTTGCTAAAGTACCAAATTTAGATTTACCATCTGGGGAATATTCGGTTACTCTTAACTTTTTTGCAGATGAACTTGGTTCATACGACGATAGAATTCTAAAAGTTAATAAAATATCGACATCACGCACAGAAGTAGAACTAAAATTAACAGATACCACACAACAAAAAGTATTAGAACAATTTGCTACACCACTAATACCTGCAGAATTTATAAAACCAATATTACGACAAATTTTTAATCAAGAAGGCGCAGATGATTTGATATTACCTACCAGTCCAGTAAAAATTGATAGTTCGTCATTATACCAAAATTTCGCAAATGGGTCTGGTGAAAAACTTGTTCAATATAATTTTGACGATGATGATGGAAGTCGTATTGGTATTAATACCATTATGCAGAATGTACTCAATGACGCATATCCTATTGCATTACAAACCGCAGAAGATATGATACTCTTATCAGGCAGTACTTCGTTTACTGAAACAGAATTGTCTAATATGGTAGTAAATGCAATTGATATAGCATATGATGCTGCATTAGATGATGAAGCACAAAATCCACAAAATTATCGGTTTGACTTAATATGAGTACTTACAATATTCGTGAAAAATTTATATACGCATTAGCTACAAGCAGTATTGAATATATAAGAAATTATAATTTCAATACTTCTACAATCACTGATATTCCTTTAGCATTAGGAAATACTGACACGGAAATACCTATCACCGTTAATATAACGACTACCGTGCCGTGGATACAAATTGTTAATCCTACCACTGGAGCTAATTTAAAATTTCCAAGTGGGAATGTCGTATTGGGGCCAACAAGTACTAGTGTAGTTTTGGTAAAAGTAGATTTACCGCCGGAAATAGAAAATGTACCATCCTCATCGATATACCCAGACATCAGTTTGGATATCAAATCTGGTAGTTTTCCTATAATATCCCCTCCCGCAACAACTGGTAGTCAATCAGATAATAAGAATACTATAACTGTACCACAAAGTACTTATACAATAGACCCAGGCGAACGGGTTCAAGTTGATATTACTGTATATGATGTTGATGGTAATCCAGTTAAGGATGTATTTAATGTAGTTTGGAAATCAAATAATACAAGTATTGTTCTAGTAGAAGAACCAGAAAATACTCAAGTAGATTACAATCCATATACTCCACGAATTATACGAGGTATATCTTCTGGAGAAACAACGGTTACTATTACCGCAGGACCAGAAAGAGAAACTAGTATAACCTTTATTGTACGAGAGACTTCGGCGGGTGGACCCCCTCCGCCGCCACCACCGCCACCACCTTCTTCCGTGGTAGATTAATCTAATATGAGCCATAGAATATTTGTTAATACACAAAATTCAACATATAAATCCGTAGTACAAAACTCCAAAGGATATCAATTTGGGTTAGGTGTACCTACGGAGTTAAGTGATGATGAGCGTATTGAATTACAACAATTAGCATACGAAATATATTTTAGTGCGGATGACTTACGGGAAAAGAAGCGTAAAATACAAATAATCTTTGATAGTTTTACCGACCCAAAGTTTTTTGGTGACGGTGCGGTTAAAATTGACAAAGTAGAAAAATATCTAACTGACTTACGATTAGAAGCTGAACGAGTACAAAGAGAAAGTAACGCAGCGGTAAATGCAGCAGGTGCGTTGGGCACAACCGCTGCTGTAGCTGCCGCCGGTGGTGCGGTGGCTGCTGGAACATTTACGGGATTGGCAACCGCAGGGTTATTAACAGCATTTGGTGGAACAGTAACCGCAGGTGCAATTGGTGGAGCATTTGTTGCGGGTGCAAGTGCAATATTATTACCAGCTGCAGCAGTACTCAGTCCAGTTATTGCAATAACCAATTTAATTAAGTCCACTCGTCAAGCTGGAAGAGAAGATAACGCCGCTCCTTGGAAAATGACCCGTGCGGATTTTCCTAATATTACCGCACAAGCAATTCAAAATTCATCTACTCGTCGGTCAATTGAACGATTATATGATGACCGAGGAGGAATTAAAACATTTGATGTTAGTACACAAGAAGCTATAGCACTACTTATTCGTGAAAGTTTAGCTGATGCACTCTTTTGTACATCAACCCCAAATGGTACGGGTATAACATCACCAGAACATCCTGGTCCTGGTGGAAATGGTAATGCAGAAAAGTGGGTAAATAAAGATGCATTAAAGCGTCACTTCCCATTTACACAAGTAACAACGGGTAACGATAGATTAGAACAAACTTATGTTAATGGTCTATTATATCTTAAGTCATATATTGATTTAATTGATAACATTTTAAATTTACAACAACAGTCATTATCTCGTTCACCAGATGTAGAACAAGCATTAATTAACATTCCACTTAGTATTACTTTATCTACTGCGAATGTTCGATTATTTGATGCTCTCTCCGCCACAGCTCGTCAAGTGGTTCGTGAAAAAGTACTGACATTCTTTGATGAAAATAGAGAGTATAAGACATTACTTAATTTTGGTAACGACAGACAATATGTTGCCGAAGCATGGAGACTTGCTCCGAAAGATACGGGGTCAGTACAATTAAAACTATTGCGTCCTCTTGATGACGATATAGTATTAGAAAATCCAGCATTTATCAGTAGAGAAATTGCAGAAACTGTAGTAGATACAGTCAATTTTAGATTAGGACCATTAAGAGACACTACACCGTACTTACGCCCATATAATATTGATTCTAGAAATTATATAGATGGGAAGATGTTCGCAACTAATACTACACTAACTAGCCTTGGGTTAGCAACTGGGTCAGAGGGTGCGATAATCAACGGTACTACAATCTCATTTGATGATGCGGTATTCCGTCGTTGGTTTACGGGAGATTTCAAGTCATCAGAACTGAACATTGAGTTCACCGATTATAACAATTTCGTACATTTTGGTTCTGCTTACAAGAGATTACAAGCCTTTAATGAAAAGCTTATAAAGATTGATGATCTTACATCAGCAAGTATTTCGTCAAGTGTATCAAGTAGTACTATATCGTTGAAGTTTAAGGCAATAGAAAAAGAAAACATTATTAGAAACTTTGACCCATACGAACAATTCTTATATTATGCAACGGGGTCACTACCATATTCAGCCAGTGCGTTCTATGTAAACAGTGAAGTAGAATATAACGCAACTGGTTCATGGCCAAAGCAATCAGATGGAACCCCATACAGTCCATATAGTACAATTGCTATTAATTGGTTGACGGCACAATCTGCTATCGCTCAGCGATATGATGATAACAATCCAAATTACTTGGTATTAAATTTACCAAAACACATTCAAGAAGATGCAGATTCAACCGATTTCTTGACTTTATTTGATATGGTTGGGCACTTTGTCGATAATATCAAGGTATATATTGACCAATTCCCAAATATTTACTCAACAAATATCAATCCATTAGAAGATTTGTCGATGGACCAAGTATATGAAGTTGCACAATCCTTTGGATTACAACTTCCAAATGTGTATGCACTGGAAAACCTACAAACATTTAATGCACAGTTTAGTGGTGAAAGTGGGTCACGGTCCTATGTAGCAGAAACATGGAAGAGATTCCTCCACAGTATGATATATTTCAATAAAACTAAGGGGTCACGGACTTCATTTGACGCTTTATTGAACACATACGGAATCAACTCACCAGTTTTACAAATTAAGGAAACAACTGGTCCGGTAGCAGGAAACTATATTCGTTCTGATGAACTGACTTACGGGTTAACATTTACTGGGTCGGCTGAAAACTTTATCACCGTACCATTTGTATCATCGTCGTTAACCGCATCAAGTATTCAACTATCATTTAACCCAACACTTCGTCGCAGTTCGTCGTTAATTACTGCAACTGATTGGGCAATTGATTTAGTCCCACACCCATCCGCATCTAAGTTAGATTACGGAAGAATTCATGTCGTCAGTGGGTCGGGTCGTACTATTATTGCAACCAGTAGTTATTTCCCACTCTTTAGTGATGACTATACTAACTTGATGTTGCGTAGTCAATCTGGTGACATTTCAATTATTCAAACTGACGGTGACCAAATTCTATTCCAAGAATCGGCATCGGTTAACTTGTCATCGTTATGGAACGGAACGACATTTATTTATGTCGGTGGCTCTGGTTCAATGCAACTTGGTAACCAGTTTGACG